TATTATGACTTCGGATACTAAATTATAATTAATAATTTTAGGTAGTATATCATTTTTTATATTATCTGGTCTTTTCCAATTTAATATGACAACAGATATCATTTAATATAAGTATTTAATTTTTTTTTATCACTTCTTTTTTGTAATTTTTAATTGTGTATTTTTTTTAACCAGTTTTGGATCACCGACTTTCATGTTCCCGTGTCTCGGATTAAACATTTTCTTATGGGTTTGCCAATACTGCGGAGCACCTACCTTGAAGTTTTTACGAAGCGTCGCCTTGTACCAAAAAACACAATCCTCTATCCTGTTACTTTTGGACGTGTTATCTAAAACTAGACACTCAAAATTTTCTGTACACGAATCCATGACTTTGTTAAACATTTCAAAATTTGGAAAAATACCAAAAAACGATTTATACAATTTTTCACGGTTTTGAATAATGTTTTCTCTTAGTATGAACACGTAGTCTACGTTTGCTCTGAGCGCTGGTGGTAAATCCATACAGTATTGCATCGTGAGCATGAAAAATATTTTCCAGTGTCGTCCATTCATGAAACATTGGCGAATACACGTATCTTTCATAAACTTTGAATCATACATGCAATCGTCTAAAAGAAGAAACGCACCGCAATTTGTTTTGCCTGCACCGACGAGTTTTTTTTGTCGATCCATGACACGTTCAATAGCTTCCCTATCATAGTCTCCGTATATGAAAAGGTCAGGTACATACTGTTGATAATAATGATTACCTTCTTCTGTTGCAGATAAAACTATTCCCGCTGGTAAATGTTTTTTGTGGTATAGAATATCCGTAACGAGTGTTGATTTACCCGTGTTACGTTTTCCGATAAACACACAGACTTTATCGTCGGCCATATTTTCGGGTTTGAATTTTCTCAACTGAAGATTCATCTATAATATCGCACCGTTTTATTTCATAAAATTTTACTCACATAGAGTAAGAATGTCTGGTCGTTTAAATCTTGCCGTAACAGGCATCCAGGACCAATGGCTTACCGGTGAACCAGAACTTTCGTATTTCCTGATAAATTTTAAAAGGCATACAAAGTTTTCTATAGAAGCCGTGGAAGTACCTTTCGACGGTGACACTAATTACGATGCAATCATAGAATGCAACATACCTAGAAATAAAGGCGATCTCGTGAGAAGTATGATGCTTAAATTCACTTTACCAAAACCAACGGGTACGGTGACACCTGGGTACGATATAAGGTACATGAAATCTATAGGTTCTCAAATCATAGAGTATGCAGATCTTTGTATAGGTGGTCAAACCATAGAACGTATAACCGGTGATTACATATACATGTACGATCAAATACACACTAACAAAGATGATATAGATCAAACGCTTTATTTTCTCACTGGTCACGATAATTATATATCCGTTTCTTATGATTGGGATTATAATGTCTTTTTGCCTTTTTATTTTTTCAGACACCCGAGTTTGGCAATACCCGTATGCGCACTTACGAAACAACGTGTTCACGTCAAAATAAAGTTCAAAAAACTCGAAGACGTTGTCATACAGTATAATTCGAGTACGGATATTATAGACCCACCTTCCGACGTTTCATCTTCGATTAAGAAAGTTTCTTTAGTGACCGATTACTTCTTCGTTACAGAAGACGAGAGAAATTTTTTATTATCGAGACCGATAGAATATGTCATAACGCAACTCCAAATGTCACAGTTTAGGTTCAGAGCGAGTGAAACTAAAAAATCTGGTATGCTTAATTTTAAACACCCCGTAAAGGAAATGTTCTTCTTAGCCGTGAGTGATGATGTTCATAAAATCAGTCCTATAAAACACGTTTCCATGAAATTTAACAATAACGAGATAATAAATGCCGATAATTTGATGTTGAGTTACGAACAACCGTTAAAGTATTACACGGGTGTTACCGAGAACAATTTCGGTGTGTACAGTTTTTCATTAAACCCAGAAACGTATTATCCTACAGGTCAAGTTAACATGAGTAGAATAGCGCATAATTTAATAGAAGTTGAGATAGACCCACCAAACTCTAATTATGCACACAAAGTATACGTTTACGCCGTAAATTATAACGTTTTACGTATAAATGGGGGTCTCGGTGGTTTAAAATTTTAGTGAGTTATAATAGTAATGGCTGGCCGTGTTCAGTTAGAAACAGTTGGACCACAGGACGCTTTTTTCACTGATGATCCAGAATATACTTATTTTATTAAGAATTTCAAAAAACATTCAAATTTTTCACCTTTTTATGTTGATTTAGACGTGATTGGTGAGGTTGAATTCGGTAGTATAATAAAGTGTACAGTTCCACAGAACCAAGGTGACCTTCTTAAAAGTATAAGTTTAAAAGTTGAGTTAAGTGCTATAGACCAGAGTTTAATAAGCTCTTTACACGCGAACACGACGGGTATAGGATACAATGAATCTATAGGTCACGCCATGATTGAATACGCCGAACTTATAATTGGTGGTGAAATCATTCAGCGTATACCGAGTGATTTTTTCTCTATTTATTCAGAAAACTACGTTACACAAACGAAACAACATAATTTAGAAAAACTCGTGGGTAAACCACCTTTAGAGTTTTCCGGTACACCGGTAATGAAAACGGTTATAGGTCATTACAATGGTAACGCTCTTACCGATAATAAATATTTTATAGATATACCCTTCTATTTTTATAATAATCCCGAACTTGCCATACCCGTCTATGCTATAAAACAACAAGAAATAGAAGTATCTATAAAGTTTAGAAACGTTGAAGATTGCATTCATTCCATTAGATCGGATATACCTTATGTTGACTACGTCATGTATACCGGTCTTAAACCGAAAAAATTGATAAAGAGTGCTAAGATAACACTGGAAATGGTTTCGTTAACAAATCATGAAAAAGAAGAAAACTTACAAAAAGATTATATAATAACACAAGTTCAGGAAAATGTTTTTAATATAAATAAAAATACGAATAACGATCCAGTCAGTTACGTATTTGATTTAAATTTTGTAAACCCCGTAAAAGAACTTTTCTTTTTAATACAGGGTAAAAGAAAATCCGTCAATGGGTATTTTACCACGTCGTTTGATTACGATAACTCTTCTAGAGATTTAAACAGTGAATACATAACGTACGAACAATTGAAAAGTTTGGAACTTAAACTCGACGATTCTGAAATTTTAAACGAAAAAACGGGTAGTATAATAAACTTACGAGCGGTTCAAAGTGGTATACACCACACGAGAACACAATTGTTCAGGAGGTACTATTCGTATAGTTTTGCACTTGAACCAGAAAGATGGTATCCTACGGGACAAAGAAACTTTAGTTTAGTAAAAAATCAAACACTTAAAGTAAACTTAAATAGTGAACAAGAAACTGATAGGGAACTTAGAGTTTTGGCGCATAGTTATAATATACTCCGTGTTGAAAACGGTATTGCTAAAACACTGTTTAACGTATAATATAATGAATCAACAAGAAAAAGACGCAGAACAGACAATCGCAGAAAACGTTCAGAATACAGTTTTTGATATTATGTTACCGGTCATAGAAAAGTCGGTATTACTTGCAGCCGAATACGCAAAGGCGTGTGGAAGAGACATAATTTTACCAGAAGATATGGAATATACAATGAAGTATTGTATAATGAATGAAGTGGGTAAAGATGTAGGTTCAATATTACCAGAAATTTATGAAGACGAAGACGAAGACGAAGACGAAGATGAAGACGACGAAGACGACGAAGACGACGTATTTGAAGATGATACAGATGTTCCTTTTACTAGATATTCAGGAAGAGAATATAAATTTGTAAAGGTAAACATGGCGTACGATAATTGGGATACGTGGCAACCTAGAAATCCGTCAGAACAGCTTTTAAAAAATGCTATAGATAATAATGAGTACTCAGGCACCGAATGGATGGACGACGAGTCGTGAATACTTTAAACTATCTGATAAAGATAGTGAAGACTCAGACTCAGACTCAGACGAAAGTTTAACAGGAACAGAAACCGAATCTGAATCTGAATATGGTTCAGAATTGGGTGGTGAAGAAAATACTAAAATGTTAAAGGGGTACCTTAAAAACACGAAAAGGTATAAAAAAATTTTATTCGAGGATGATTTGTTCCCAGAATAAAATCTATTGATATAGTATAAAAAAATGTCTGCAGCTTCTGAAACTGTTATGCTCGTCACCCGTGAACTCGAAGCACAATCGCTCAATGCTATTGTCGCTGGTTTTTCTTTCGCAGCCGCGCTTTCGTGGATGGATTTGGTTAGATGGACGGTTAATAAGTTTATCAAGGTTAACAAGAACGGTGGTATGAACTACGCTCTTACCGCTTTGTTGACGACTTTGATGTCCGTTCTCATTTACTTGATCATTTCTCGTGTATCTTCTCGCGTGAGAAAGCCAGAACAACCAACCTTCGCGGTTACTCGATAAGTTTCCTTTTTTTGGTAACTAACAATAAAAAGAGTCCAGTAGCGACTATAGCAAATATAGAAATAAACGCATCCCATCTACGCGGATCCTCTAAATCGGGGATACTCATAGGTGGTGGAAGAGATGTATCTCTTTTCACATTAGACAAGTTTTCGAGTTTATCAGTAGAACAAGATACAGCAAGTTTTATGATATGGTTCGCGTTTCTGAAATCGTATGGTATTAGTCGGTTATTACTACTATAATAAAACTGAACTCTCAAACGGGATATAGTTTTTTGGGATCCCGAATCAAAATTGTGTTCTACGGCGTCATCTACACCCGAATAGTTTATGACATCGCCACACAGTAGTATACGACCAGTATAAAAGGGTGTTTGTGAAAATATCGTTTTATTAAACTCGTCCGAACCGCTACTTAGTTTAACGACTATAGCATCGGCACCTTGTAAATTTATACTCCCCGTTTCTAACGTGTTCGATGTAGACGAAGTATCCGAAGCCGGTAGACCTAATATATCGTGAGGTGTGGTGTATCCATGAACGGATGAGTTATACCCATTCGTACCACTATAAAATAGAAACGTAAAATCACTTGAACCAGTAAACGTTATCGCATTCGTATCTTTATTGAAAGTTGCACTCGTTATCACGGTAGATTGAGCAACAATAGCGTCTGCTAATGATTGACCACCGTAGTTACCAACTGGTATGGTTATGGTTTGTGTACTACCACCATTTGTAAGTATATCAAACGTATTGTTTCTCGAGTGTATAAGGTACTGACTATTGTGTATACGTGCTGATATAAGTGAAATTTTACTAACATCGTATATTGGATTTTTTA